AGACCATGAGTAAATCCTATGTGTTGACCATTATCGTATCCTCTCGAATACGCTATTCTATAAATCCCATAACAAACAATAGAAGTCAATATAATTTGTATTGTTTCAATCATTTTTGGAATCTTTCGATATTTGACTTGTGTAATTTGCCATTAGTTGAACCACCGATATCGGTCTATAGTTTAATCCTTCAGAATCAACGCCAACATCATAACGAATGTATCCCTCGCTAAATGGAGAGGTAATAAATCCCAATTTACCATGACAATGACCATGTATGTGTATTGGGCATTTTCTGTTCCATGTCGTCATTGGGTAGTGGTACATGCAAATATTGAATTTCTTAAGTTCCTTTGGCACATAACCACCAATATTTATTTCACAATAGTGCTCAACTGACTTAAAATGCTTATTATTAACATGTTCTGAACGAATGGAAGGATCATGGTTACCAAGAACCACATGAATATTCTCGCATTTAATATTTGAAAAGATATTATTAATACTTGAAGTCCAATGTTTGCCTTTTCCTAGAGAAATATCACCCAAGTGATAAAGAGTGTCTTTTTTAGAGACACAATCATTTATATTATGAATAAGTGCTTTATTCATTTCATTCACGTTTTTAAAATACTTTTCCCTATTGGTATAGTGAAGAATATTATTGTGGCTGAAATGTGTGTCGCTAGTGAACCAGATCATGCAATCAGTCTACCAGAAAATTTCTGCCATTGCGAGAACTTTCTCTTGCTTCTTGCATTATTTCTGAGTCTGCTTGCTTCCAACCCATATCGTATTCGTGCCAATACATTGTATTTTCTGTAACACGACCAAAAGCGGCCATATTGGCCTTTCCTTCGTTACGATCACGATGACCATCTTTATAACCTTGTCCTGCGGTGTATTCCATATTCACTCCATTTCAGTCGGAGAAGCCAGATTTGAACTGACGACTTCCTGCTCCCAAAGCAGGCGCTCTACCAAACTGAGCTATTCTCCGGTAATATTATATAGTTCTGTTATAGTTTTTCCTTGACAGGTATCACACCAACGAACCCATTTTCCTTCATCAATTAATTTCTTCATTGCATCTAATTGATATTGCCTAAATTCTTGCATATGTCTATCGTTGGTCTTGAACTTATCAAGAACAATATATTCAATATCAATTAACCAACTTGCACAATGAAAAAATTCAGAATACCAATGAATGGCATCCTCTACAATTTCGTGACAAGATTTTAATTCATCGTCGGTCATAAATTTTATTCAACAAAATACAAATGAGATTATATAGTTCGTGTGTTGCAGCAACACCAACTATAACAAAAAAAACCATTATTAATATAATTACAAAATCGTTCATAAACTCCTCCGACTGGATTCGAACCAGTGACCCGAGAGTTAACAGCTCTCTGCTCTACCGACTGAGCTACAGAGGAAAATCTTACTTTTTATTTATCTTTGGTCGTTTGTTTTTCTTACCAAAGATATCTTCAAAATTCTTATCATACTTTTTCTTATCTACTTTTCTAAAGGAATCGCCTTTTCCTGCACTATGTTTTCTACTCATAAAAGCGGATGAAGGGACTCGAACCCTCAACAGCAAGCTTGGAAGGCTAGCACTCTACCATTGAGTTACATCCGCATAAGTTAAGTATGGTGAGGGACTTGCACCCATTCGACTAATATAAGGCAAAGTTCTACGAACCTCGTTGCCCGTTAATGCGACCTTATATTTCATCTTTTCAGACAAGCACCGGCCGGTTGATTGTCCTAGTCTGCTTTACCAGACACCATACATTGAATAGCGCGAGTGGGACTCGAACCCACACTACACAGATTTTAAGTCTATTGACTCTGCCGATTGGTCTATCGCGCCATAAGTTCCTTTGCCTGGATTCGAACCAAGAAAAGGAGATTCAAAGTCTCCCGTGTTACCGTTACACCACAAAGGAATGCCTCAGGAGGGAATCGAACCCTCATGTCCAAAGGACGACAGATTTTGAATCTATTGCGTCTGCCTATTCCGCCACCGAGGCCAAAAAATGTCAAAGAGTTTTACTGCAATAATCGTACATCACAATCCCACTTGCAGTACCAACATTCAAACTTCTTACCGTTCCGAACTGTCTAATATACACCACATCATCACACATGTCAAGAACTTCTTTTGGAATTCCGATTTGTTCTTGACCAAAAATTACGAGATGGTGACACTCAGAATCCCAAGTGTAGTAGTCAATTGGCAAACAAATTCTTGTTCCATCAGTAACATTATCTACTCCTATTACTTTAACACAACCATAATCCTGTTTTAGACTTTCGATTTGTTCCGAAAGACTTTCAATTTCCTTTACATGCTTAAATTTGGTGTAAAGATGAGTACCTACTGTTCCGCGCCTGTCGTATTGCTTTCTGCCGTAAATCCAAACTTCTTTAGAAAGGAAGGCATTTGCGTTCCGAATAATCGTTGCAATATTAAAGTCGTTTCCAACATTACAACAACAGACAGTAAAATTATTTCTTTTCGTATCCAAATCGGCAAGTATTGCATCATGATTCCAATAATGGTAGTGGTCGATGATGTTTCTCGTTTCCATGACGAGCATTATAACATCATCTTGTTTCTCTGTCAACCAAGTCCTCTTCGTTTTATTTCTGCCTCAACCTTTTCGAGTTGCTTTTCTGCCTGGATCATTTTGGTTTTGTACATCTTACGATCTTTGTACATATCATCCATCAAATTTGGTAGGAATCCGCGCTTTTCTTTGGTATAAGTCGTTCCATTTGCGGCAATAGATAGATTTTTGCTGCTAAGATCGTCTATAGATTTCATGGATACAGGACCGTTATTGAGAACGCCATTGGGACTAACAAGACCTCTCATTCCATCGGCAGTCAATGTTTCGGGGGAAATATTGTATTGCATGATCAAATGGGGATATAGACTATTTAAGTCGAAAGATACAACCCATTTGTGCATACCGACGATAGGTTCCTTTACATAAGCACCAATATATTGTTCGTCTTTCCTAGAACGCTTTTTGGCCGGAATGATTATGTTTTTCTTTGCCAAATAATTGTAAATGATAACATCCCATGTTTTCACCTGAGAAAAAATATCATTGAAGTTAACTCCGGCAGAATATGCAAGAGTAACTGCCAATCTCATTAATTGGAGTTTATCGTCAAGCTGTTCAACCAGTTTGACATCTTTGATGTTATATTCGATAAACTTTTGGAAATTCTTTTGATAAAATTCTTGAATGCTTTCATATTCAGTATAGTCCAGTTTCTTTTCCCCTAATTCGACAGATGCAATATAATCCAATTTATATGACTCTCTATTTACATATGTGAATGTTTTGTACAATTCGTAATAATCAAGAATCGAAATACCAACAATATCATAGACTACATGTTTTCCTATGACTCCGCGATCTACAATCTTTTCCTTTATGACATTCCAAGGTGAAAGTTTCTTTGCAATCTTTTCCCCAAGAAGTCGAATTATTCTGTTGTAGAGATATGGAATATCGAAAAAACGAATACTCCATCCGCTAATGATATCAGGATATCGACCGGAAAAGTATTCTAAAAACATATAAAGAAGATTATCTTCATTGTCAAAGCAGTGAACTATTTCATCTTTTTGTTTCTTGTATTCGCCTAGACAAAAAACAACAGAGGGTTCGTCTTTCCTGCTAATGCAAATTGCAATAACTTTTTCTTCAGGTGACTGAAAATTAGGAAATCCAAATTCACTTGTCGTTTCTATGTCAATATAGGCAATATCTAGCAAATCATAGTTTGGCTGACAATCGGGATAATTGTTCCGAATAAATTGATACTCTGCTTGAATTTCGCCATGAATTTCAAATCCAGATACATCGGAATATCTTTCAATAAATTTCATGTATTCATCTTTATTCTCAAATTCAACCCTGTCTAAAGATTTGCCAAAAATACTTTTATAGTCTGTCTTTTTATCTGTATTTACAAATAGAGAAGGTCGAAAATAAGTTTCATTCTTGGTGGATACACCGGACTCATCTCTTTCCCGATAGAGAATCTTATTTCCGTATGAAAATACATTGGTATAAAATGACATGGTAGTATTATATCGTTTTGTTTGTGGATGAGTCAATACTATTCTTATTATTTTCTACCAGCAATTCTTTTTTCTGTTCTTGATCTTTGGAACTAACATAGGCTGCCAATAAAACCATGTAGTTAATTACATCGATGCAGGTATCTTTAAAACTCTCATCTTTTACATGCATTTTTCCTGCCCGAACAAAAGAACTCAATCTACTCATTTTATCTGTAAGGCGAACCATAAATCCTTGTTCTGTCTTACAAATACCCATAGATTCTACGCGGGTGAAATTTGCAAAAGGTTCTGTGCCTTCATTACCTGCGTAGTCTTTATTTTTTAGACTCATCAATGCTTTAGCTTCGCTGCACAATTCAGAATGAAACGCCAATAATTCTTCTCTTGTCATAATATTACTCCATTAAATCTTCAAGTGATGCTCTTTTCTTAGCAACCCATTTATATTGTGTCTTTGAAAAACACCAAATATTTTCAATAAAATCTGCCGACAAATGTTCCAACAAGTCTCCCTTTTCCATCTTTTTTGGTCTTTGCTTTATTTTCATACCAATTTGACCAATAAAATTACCACCAATTGATGTAATGTAATCTACCATTTCATCACAGGTTCTATACCGCTTTCCTTTTATAGTCGGATCCATGATGTTGATCATCATCATACCCTTATAAGAAAGACAATCATATGCTCTTTTCATAACAGGAAGATAGAATTTATTTAACCAATCGGTGTAATCAGGATAGCGATGCCATGATTGGTTCTCTTCCTTTTCTCCGCCCTTATTGTAAAGTTCGGTAGAATA